GTTCCAATACCGATTGTAGATCCAATTGATAATGAATTAGGTATACTAGAAACATAAATGTCTGTCATAATACCAGAAGAACCATTGGCAGGTATTTCTTGATATATGTTAAAGTTTTCTGTAGATATTGCGACTCTTCTCAATCCTGCAATCTGATCTACAAATGTTGATAAACCACTTATAGAAATTACATCATTAGTATTAAAAGTATGGAAAGGATCAACTTTAACTGTTATTTTATTAGTATTCCAAAGTAAAGCACAGTTTGTAAATTCTGAAACAGAAGATGCTATAGAAGTTACTGTTGCACCTTCTACTTTAGAAATAATTGCACTTGCACCACCACCATTAGTTCCTTCATTATCAAAATTAATTACATCGTCTACTTTATAGTTGACTCCAGCATTTCTAATATCCACACCTGTAATAGATCCTTTAGTAGTAGATTCAATTTCTGATTCTTGACTAAAGAAACTTTGAGATTCAATAATAAAATCATTTCTAGATCCAGTTATACCTAACTGATGTGGGAAAGTATTTCTAACTAACTCTGATGAATTTAAATCAAAACTTTGATCTTTATCATCTAATTGATTTAATGATCTAAATCTCTTACCTACAAAGTAAGGGAATTTTGGAGTAAATGAACCATCAGTTGTTATACCTGCAAAATATGCATAAGTTCCATTTGGATATTCTGGAGTTTTACAGAATCTTGTATTATGAACATCTAAATCTCCAGTAGCATCATATGTGTAATCTTCAATGAAGAATCCATCTGCAAATCCACCTGGACGATCTACAATAATAGAAGAATCTAATTTATAACCTGTTTGTAATGGTCTTACACCTGATGCAGTATCAAGAGGATCGCTATAACCAAAAGGACCGTAGATTGGATGTCCATCATAAGCATATCCAATTATTGGAGAGTGTGTTGTTCCTGTATCATTAAATTCTCCAGATGCTATTTCATTTGAATAAGATATATTAACATATTCCAATCCTTTCTTAAGAGTAGGATACAAATATTCAGATCCATGTCTTTCAGCATCATTTATAGTTAGAGATCTAACACTACTTGATAATATTGCATTTTTACCTGCTGATGTAACACTAATACTAGTTTTTGCTTGTGTATAATTTGTTCCTTCAGATATAACAACTACTTCTATAAGTTGACCATCTCTTATAATAGGACGAACTACTGCACCACTACCATCTCCAACTACGATTGCTTCAGGAACAGAGAAATATTCAGATCCTCTAGATCTAACATCAACTCTAATAAGTTTACCACCAACTACAACAGGATATAATGATGCACCTTTACCATTTTTAATACTAACACTAGGAGATCTCTCAAAGTTTAATGTTGTGCTTCCATATCCAGTTCCAGTTTCATAAAGATAAGCATCTATAATATTACCTCTAACATAAGGTGTTGCTGTGATAACCCCTGTACCTGCTGCACCGAACGAAACGTTAATGTTTAACTTTATGTCTGGATACTTGAATTGATGGAACCCAGACCCAACAGAGTCTAATTTAATGTATAACTTACTATCATAATTATCTCTAATAGTTCCCGCAACACCTGCATCAGCAACTCTAAACTGATCTTTACTCTTCTCAAAGATATAATATTGATTAGTAGTAACTAATCCAGATATAACAGTTCCTGAATTTTGATATTCTACTAAATCACCTTCTTGGAATCCATGATTTTTAAAGTTAACAAGATGATCTATAGTAGATATGCCAACTGGTTTAACACTTAGCTCTCTATTTTGATAATTAGAACCTCCTTCTATAACTCTAATTGATTTTAAAGTCTTCTTACCATTAAAAGTCCTAAATCTATGAATACCAGAATTAGAAGTAGTAGTAAACCCAACAGTATTAATACCAGTTTTGAAATCAGTTTCGGAGAAATATAATCTAATTGTTTTTGAGTTTACAAATTCTGCGATATATTTTGTATTCTCTATTAAAAATCTATTCTGATCTGCATTAGAAGCAGCAAATGTTCCTATCCCTAATGCAGGATTACCATTTGTTCGATATACAACTTCTTCTCCATCTGCAAAATTATGGTCTCCTAAAAATGTAATAGTTTCTGCAGTCTCTCCTATACCACCACCAAATGTTAATAATCTAGCATCAAAACTAGCACTTAAGAATGATTGCTCAACAACTGGTTCTAGAGCAACACCATTACCAGGACCTCCACCAGTTATACTAACAGAAATAACTTTATCTAATTCTTTTGTTTGAGGATCTACTAAAATTTTATCAACAGATCCACTAAGAACTGGTCTTACAAGTGCTGTTGTTCCTGATCCAGTATTTGCAACCTCCATAGTTGGTGGATTTATAACATCATAACCAGTTCCTGAGTTTACTACGTTTACAGATGTTAAAGGACCTGAATATATTTTATCTTGAGATTTGTAATTCTTAATCTCAACACCATTTATCATCATACCCACAGTTTCTGTGGTAGTATCTAATCCATCATTCTCTCTAGGTATTAACGGAAACTTTCTAAGAAGTTTTTGTGGTTCAATTTGTTTTTGATAAACAGATCTTAAAGTAAAAGTATGTTTTCCTCCAACTCCTACAACTAAAGGATCAAATTCAAGATTTAAATCTCCTTGGATAAAAGAGTTTGATGAATAAAGTTTAATTTTATTTTTATCGTTTAATACTCTAACGTAATATGATTTACCTGTATCTAATCCTGTGATTGCTACATTTTCTGGTTCATAAACAACTTCATCACCAGTTAAAAATGGAACGTCAGTAGGGAAATTAATAATAGAATATGCTAATTCTCCTGTATCTGCTTGTAGAGCATTAGTTTCAGTGTTTCCTGCACCAATAAAGGTTATAGCAGTTCCAACCACTATAGATGGTGTTGAGGGTACAGTATCTTGTCTAAATGTATAAGATGGAAGAGAGTTAGATGCGACATACATAAACTCTTCGCCATAAAATCCAAAGTCAAGATCTTCGCTATAAACGTTCTGTACGTCCGCAAATAAGTCTGAATATTGTAGAGGTACAAATTTACTTGTAGTCTTCTTTGGTACCCTTCTAAGCGAATGTGGAATGCTTGTATCAGTACTAAATCCAGTATAATCTAGTGTTACTTGTCTATCATTAAAATCAATAGCAGTAACTTTAGCATTTGTTAATTTTACCTCTTTATTACTATCGTTTATAATATCAACACGGTCATTTATTTTTAGACTTGCTTTATCAATTGAAGATTTTAAAGTAAATTGTTTTGCACCTGTATCAATACCAGAACATTCATAACTGGAACTAGTATTGTATATGAAAGAATTAGCAAATCTTTCCTTATCAGTTCTATCTGCTGCTGATACTGGATTATTAATTACATCTCCTAATTCTTTAACTGTTATTTTTTCATTAACTAATGCAAGACCTGCATCTTTTGCAAGATTTATATTTGATATTATTGCTGCTACTCTTAAGTTAACTGGTTTAGTGAAATCTCCATTTTCATAACCAAATATAATTTTGTCAGATCTAATATCAGCAGCTGCTGTAATATCATTATCAATACCAGAACAATTTAAAAATTGGTTTATTGTTTTGTCAGTATATGTTATAGTGTTAATACCACTAAGAACAGTTCCAGTTGCATCAAACCCAACAGTAGAATCAACTGTAATTACTGAAGATCCAGCTGAAACATTAGTTATAGATTTTGTATTAGGAGTTACTTCAAAATCTCCTTCAATAAGATCTTTATTACTATATCCAATAAACAGTGCTAACTTATAATATGTCTTATTATTTCTAGTTAATATTTCAATTTCAGATACTGCTGCTTTTGTTCTAGGATTACTTTTACTATAAATTGTTTGTCCTACTAATTTATTAACATCTCCTGATAGTTTTTCTACTAAAACTATTTCTCTTCTAATATATTCTGCATCAGAGGGTTTTAATAGAAACTGTTCTAAGTCAATAACAGCAGGTGAAACACCAAATAAAACTTTGTAGAGTATTCTAAATGATTCTTCTGTACCTTTTGATTGATAAAAAGTTCTTGCTTCTTTAATAAAATTACCAGCATCCAATTCAGGTACGAAACCTACATCTTCTAAACCAGGTGTATATGAATATTTTATCTTCTTATAAAATTCTTTTAAAAATAAAGAACTTAAATTCTGTACTGGAGATTCATTAGTATGATCTGCACTAACCGATGTATCAAATACAAGTTCTTCTGAATCACTAAGACTATGATAAGACGTTATTCCACTAAAACCACGTATACAACCTGTAAAAGTATTTGTAGTTAAACCAGTATATGTAATTATTTCATCATCAATCTTAAGAAGTCCATATTCATTAGGAAATCCTCTTGTACTTTGAACAGTAATACTACTATCTGATGAAGAGGCATCTGAAGTAAGAGAAGTAACACCTACAATAACTTGTGGTGTTAACTGATCAAGACTTAAATACTGGTCAAGATTATCAACCAGGTCAACAGGACCTCCCTGATACTCCTGTGAACGGTAGTATTGCTGAAAGAATTCTACTGTCTTGGGACTTTGATCTAAAATATATTCAGGTAATTGTCCTTCTATCAGTTGGTGAACCTTTACTCTCGATTCGATACCAGTTTGTATCATATTTTATCCTCTTTTTAGCTCTCCGTTGCTATAACTAGATGTTACCTTAAATCCTACACCTGAAATCTTCTCTCCTGAAGATATAGTGTCCTTAATCATATTTATCGTACTTTTTGAAACATCAAACTCAAGATATAAATCCTTCAATCCAACTACATCATTAGATTCTGGGAATGCTTGAACTTCAATTATATCATCTGCTAAAACAGTACTGGTTATTAAAGTTGTAGTTAAAATTACTTCTCCTTTTATATAATCTACAATACCTGCAGATTTAATAACAACTCTATTTTCTCCAGTTTCTTCAATTGGTTTAACTATTGAAAGAACACCAGTTCTTCCATCTGTATTAGGAATATCTGTTAAGTAAACAATATCAGGTTCATTGATAATTCTAAATCCAGTACTTTTTATATTGAAACCACCACTATTTACATGGAATCTGTTTCCGAAGCATAATTCATACTGTGCTTCTTGATTTACAAGTGCTCTTAGGTTTCTTCTAATCCTTACTCTTGTAATATTAGAAGTTATAGAACGATCTACGTCATCAATTACGTTTAAAACCTTACTATATTTAAATCTTCCACCAAATTTACTTAAATCTACAGAATTTGAGTATGATTGGAGAGAATTTGAAACGTTTGTCTTCAAATTATCAACGTTTGTAATCTGAGATGAGTTAAAATAGACTGAAGAATCAACTTCAACATAAAGAATTTTAATATCAACAAGTTTTTGGTTAATTCCTGTTAATGCATAACTCTTTAATTTACTTAAAATAAAGTCTTTATCAAAATCTGATACAAAATCACCATTTTTTGGTTTGATGCTGATCCTAACAGTACCAAATTCAGGTGGTTCTAACTCTTCGCCACCAACAACTGATATAGATTCAGTGTTTGGGTAGATATTTTGTATGATTGCTTCATAATCTCTTGCTGTAACTGCTCTAAATTGAGCAGCATATAATCTTGGAGCAAAATATTTAACTGATTCTATGGGTTCTATGTCTGTTCCACTAGTACTTTTAGTAACTGTAGTTAATTGTGCTGATGTTACTGTAACAGGATTGTTCAAACTGTTTATAAATGTACCTGCAAATGAGAAATTAGCAGCTCCATTACCCAATTCTCCATCGGTAACGATGTAGGTTACTGTAATTTCTGCCCCATTTTCTAATTTTTTACCAAAAATACCATCTCCAAAGAGTAATTCATATTTCTCATCCTGTACTTCTTGTATTAAATATATTTCCGAATCAGATCCAACACCAATAATGTTATCAACAAGTGAATACTCTCTTCCAGTACCTGATTCCCCTACACCTTTTACCTTAACAACAATGGTTTGTATGTCTATAAATGGGTTATCAAGTAAAAAACGTTGATCTAAACTACCATCAACTGTAAATTTCTTCTTTAAAAGTGCTCCTTGATATATTAAAACTGGATCTTCGAGTGTACCAAAACTTGCTTTACCATCTACTACTGCTGTGGTAATAGGTTCTGGTATAGAAAATATATAAGAACTATCATCTGTAGCACCCACACATACTGGTCCTCTTGCTTCAAGGGTAAGTGTTGCTAAACTTGCTGAACATTCTACATCCAATCTTATACTTGCTCTTGAACAAGTTCTAGAACGAGGTACATATCCTATTCCTCTTGCCAAAGATACGACATTTTCCCTCAAAGTTGCAGAATCTAAGAAAGATTCATTAACAACCATGTTTGCATTGAAGGAGTTAATGTAAGTATTATATGCTAAAGTGTTTAAAAGAACCGAAAAGTTAGATCCCTCAAAATCAAAATCAGTAAAAGTAGAATTTGCTCTCAAATAATCTTTTAACTGTGTCTTGATTTGATCAAAATCTAAGTTTGTAAATTTAGTAAAAGGCATATTATCTTGTTGCTTCTAATAGGAAAGTATAATCTTGTGTTGGTGCAGATTCTCCGATCAAACTGAAGTTTACATTTACTTCAAATTGATTATCATCTGGATTTGCATCCACTTTAACTATTAAGTTGGAGATTCTTGGTTCAAAGTTTAGTATTGCTTCTGTAATTTCACGTTCAATTACTGATGCTGTAGCAAAATCAACAAAGTCAAATAAAGATCTACGAACATTTGATCCGAAGAGACTATCAAAAAATCTTTCTCCACGAATAGTTTGAACGATATTGCTTACAGACTTACGAATACACGCAGTATCTCTCAACATAGGTATATCTTTTGTAACAGGATGCGGTTCAAAAGATAGACTTATATCTCTAAATTCTCGTGATCTTAATTGGGATGCCATTTATACAATACTTCTTCATTGTATTTAGCATGTTTTTTACAATAAGTTACACGGATAGTGTTTATTGGGTTGTTCCCACCAAAAATGGAGGTCAAATTGGTCGCTATCGTACTGTAAAGACGTTAAATTGCACTTAAAACGACTATGTTGGCTCTCACAAAGTGCTACAGCATACAAATCAGCACCTGATGCCCTTGTCATTACGTTACATAACTCCATCAAATTATTTCCTTGCACTACACCAGACTGAACTAATACAAACTTATCCCATCTTCTCTGCCACTTCATAAAATTCTGTGTAAATTCAGTTAAATACTCAGTTTTGTCTTCATCTGGGTATGGAACGTTAACTGATTCAATATTAAATATCTCTTCATCCACTGTTAGACTATGAGAAATTATTTGTGTCGCAATTCCTGAGTAATCAGGAGCAACACACAGGAAACAAGTGTTTTTTGGATGAATTGGCATCTTTGCCATCTTCATTTTATACACTAATTCCTGTATTAATGCCCTTTCTTTATCTTCTGATATAAAAAGTAGTTTTTTCACCCTAATTCTGGATAATCTGTGTAATTTATACCATCAATTTGGGGACCTCCGTAGTTTATGCCATCAATTGATGGATCTGCAGTCACATAAAACTCAGATGCAGTGTTTCCGACACCTACTTCACCTACTAGATCCCAACCTGACGGATCATTATTCCTTTCTTTTGCTGTTTTCCAGTAATAATTGTCCTCAGAACCCAATCCATCTCTATCATGACCATTTTCAACCTGATAATACACCGTTGAGACCTTAAAATCGGGCACTTTTGGTGTTTCTGGGGTTAAACTGTTATCATATATCCTCATTCTGTTGTTTGGATAGAGTGCAAACTGCCCATTATCCAGTTCTAAGAGGTTAAAAGACTTATGTTCAGCAGGTTGTTCGCTAGTTGAGTAATCAATTGCGTCTACATCCTGATGATAGTTGTCTAAAGTACAAATATATGTACCACTTTGCGTTCCGAAGTCTCTTGTATAGATTTCATAGTGCATTGAACCCACAAATTGCTTCTGAGTTGCCACTACACCATAGTCCATACAGTTCCAAAACTGTAAATTATGCAATGTCATGTCTGGAGTTGGTGTTTCTGGGTCTGAAACAAACGCAGAAATCGGTAACTTATCAAACATCGCAGCATATTCGGGTAAATACGTCTCAAAATAAAAGGCACGACCAGGAATGCTCTTAGCCGATACCCATACTCCTTTAACAAACTCACCATGACCACTCTTATGGTCGGTTAAGTATTCCTTTCTTACCCACACTTCATAAGAAGGTAAATTACAAATAAGTGCTGGCATCTAAGTTATCTCCCCTGTCCTCTGTATCTCTTACGAGCCGAGTTACGCGATGTGGGAGCATATTTTGAATGCTTACCTCTTCCTTGTCGAGACTTTTTAGGTTTTCTGTCTCCTTCTTTCATTGCCATAGTTTATTTTCGTATTGTTTCGAGTGATTCAGGTCGAGGGGTTCCCTCGCTGTAAAATTTCTGAGAAAGATCCATCATAGTATCGAAGTATTCTTCCTCAGTTAAGTTTTGGTAGACGAGTTCCCCGTCCACCTTAATATCAAATAACTCTAGTCTTTTCATGTCCTACACGGATACGAGGGTCGCACCAGATTTCAAAACCTGCTTCTTTCGCATCAAGACAGAAAGATACGTCCTCTCCGCACATATCCTGCACTTCTCCAGATTCAAAGACCTGCATCTTAGGTGCGAACCATGGATAAGGCATTTCTGGATGCTCAAATACTCCATGTTTAATCAACAACCATCCGAAACCTGTATAGTCTACTGTAAAAGGTTTGCGTCTTTTCTGTATTGTTTCAAGAGTTTCATGATTCATAACTCCACCATTAGATCGGAAATCATCCTCCTCTAACCAGTGTGCAACTGAAGTAGTTTGACCATCTTCAGTACAATACCAACCACCAACAATTGATCTTTCCTTACTCGGATCAACCTTAAGGTTCTGTCCAATAACCTGACTTGCTGTTTTACCATCAGCATCTAATACAGCATTACCATCTTTATCAAGTATATCCTGTACTACATCTTCCTTCGTAATTGCTTCTTCTGGTGTTGCCATCAGAACAAGTTGATAAAATTTCTCTGAGTTGAATACAATATCACTATCAATCCATAACTGATAATCATACTTTAACTTTCCATCCCAAGGTATCTGATCAGGACCACGAAGAACGTTTGCTCCTAAACATTTACATCTTGCAAAGTTCACCATTGAACTATAGTCTTGAGAAATCTGAATACTTGCTCCTGCTTGTACTAGATCAAAACATAGTTGAACGAATGACTTTAAAAAGATATAACTTACTCCTCTACCAGGTAAACAGAATACTACTGTTTTTCCTTTTATTAATTGTCTTGCTAAAGCATAATCCCATTCTTCCTTTTTTGGTTTGGACTTGACGGGGGTTTTTGCTTTAACTGTAAATCCTTTAGCCATAATGTGTTGTAATTACATTCATATCATACACTATTATATAGTGGTTGTCAATTAGTATGAATGATCATCAAGAGAGGGGTTTTCCACCTCTATTTTTTGTGCAGGTAACTTAGTATATGATAGGTCTTCTTCTTTATATGATGTATGCATTAGACCAACCATTGCTTTAAGTGTAGTCCAAGTAACTTTGAAATCTTCTTCTTTTACCGAATGTAATATACAATCCTTACCTGCGTAAAAATGATATATGGTATCAGTTTCTTTAATCATCTTCTTTTTCTTTTAAGATTAATTCGTTATCTGAGGATATGTCTAATTGTAGCATAGTTCCCTCATACCACCCCATATCGTTAACCATCCACTCAGGCAGATCAATCATGAAGTTCCCAGTTATGGGATCGACCTCTACAGGCGAAAAATTTTCTGCGGGATTTTTTTGCATATCATGAAAAATCGTATTGGATTTCGTATGGGTTTTGACTTTATGTATAACGTTCAATATTTACCTCTCGAATCGGGTCGTTTATAGCTTATCGGTACCTACCCGTTTTATATACGGGGTCGGCATACTGCCACTGCACTAACTAATAATAATTAGTGCTCTGCGGGTGTCCTGATACTGGGCATGGGGGTAATGGTTCGCCTGTGTAATATGGGTTCCAATAGTTTGCCAGTTCAGCAGTGGGGAGGTGTGGTTGGATGCTTACATATGTCCCAGTGTTGGAATATGTAACCCACCTGCGATCTCTGGATTTGAGATCGCTTGCCATAATTAATCTCATACTGCGAACCTCTTCTCTCCGTGGTAGTAGTTGTATTCTCCGCACATGGTTCTAACCTGTAGATCTGTGTCCCATTCTGTATCCTCTGGAAATAGGTTGTCTAACGTTCTGATTCTACTGATCTTCTGCCAGACTGAAGAGGTGCTATGCTTAGTGTTTGGAAACTCTCTAAAGAAAACAGTCCTTGCTTTCTCCATATCTGCATGATTCAGTAAGTATGCATTTAATAAGCATTCTGTTTCCATATCTGTGTATGGTGTTTTCTTCTGAGATGCTTGTTTTTTTGCTTGTTCCAAAAGTTCTCTTCCTTGTTTGAATAAAAGTCTCTCTTCTCTCTCAAAGTTGTGGAGACCAAATGCTTTAACCTGATCCTGTAGTTCAACGAATGTGTCTACTGCAAGTTGTTCGGTTTCTGAAAAGATCATAATGTTTGTTTGTGTATAGTACAATTATAAAGGATAAAGGGGTATTTTACAACCCCCAAAGAAGATTAATCTTTGTCTGTATATTCTCCTTCTACAACTCTATTACCGTTAAGAGCATACCAGACTAACTGAGCATGTCCGAACTGTTGTGCCATATCGTAACATAGGTCGAATCCGAAGTCGTTTGTAACTTCTTCTTTAATATCTGTGTTTGGAACTTCGATGAATTTTTGAATGAACATAATTTTTAAATTTGTTTTGAACTTTGTTTATACTTCTATTATAAACAATTTTTTGTCTCTTTTGGGAAAATAGTGGACAGTTTGTTCGACTGTCCACTACTGGTCTATCTTAGGTGTGCGTAGTTTCCTGCGGGATGTGGATTTGATTTAGTGTAACCAAATGAACTGAAAAACTGATCAAGTAGTTTGTAATCTAAATCCTGATTGAGTTCCCATTCCATTCTGCCATTCTTCTCAATTCTTTTACCAGAGTAAAGTTCAACTTTGGCGATTGCTTGTACTCCCCATTCTTGAATCTCATCAACGAAAGTTGAGAAGTCTTCGCATAATTCTGCTACGTCGTTAAAGTTGTCTACTTCTCTGATTCTGTTGATTAGTCTTTCTGTTTGATTCATGGATGGATCTCCTTTTGTTTATACTACTATTATAAACACTATTCCCCCAGAAAAGGGGGTTTAGTGTGCACTTTGTTAACTGTCTACTTGAGAGCATGTTTTGGTACATAATCCCAAGGTGCGGGTTCGCATATTTTTTCAATCAGTGTGTCAAAGTCATTTTCTGATTCTGCGTCAACCCATCCATTCTCTATAAAAAATTGTCCCATTTTTACGAGGACTGATTCCTCTGCTTCAGTCATTGTCAATTCACGTTCCCATTTCATGATTCAATCTCCAAAGAATTAATAAAGTTTGTACAATAACGGTTAAATCGTGTGAGAGATTCAAACGGTACTTGGTCGCCTTCTTCACCGATGTAGTAAAAAAGTTTGTTAATGTCGCTCTGAAAAGTCTCCAGAGCGATTTCGTTTTTAGTGTAACTCATACCAGTGAATCCAGTCTTGATTGTGGAATTTCTTTTCCATCTCTAGCACCCCACTTGTTGATATGGCGTGAAGTTGTTACTGACCAAAACTGCTCTGTTTTTACGAATCCTTCACCGAAGATGTAAGCAGCAACAGGTGTGCGGTATGAAAACAAAATTCTTGCTTCTTTTGTTTCAACCTCGGTCATGTTTGATGCGATTGGTGTGAGTTGCATTGATGCTCCTTTTTGTGTATATGTTTATTATAATAGAAAACCCCCAGTGAATGGGGGTTGAGTGGACACTTATTTAACTGTCTACTTGAGACCTGCTAATAATTCATCATTCTTTCTTCTGAGTTCTTTTAACTCCGAACGATTAAAACGACGATAGTCAAGTTCGGTTGCAATTGCCATGCCTACCGTATATAATGCATAGCAACCGCCAACTAATATTAAAAGTTCAATTCCTGTCATTTTTGGGTTCCTCCTT